CATGCCCATCGACAAAGCCCTGAACCGAGCGCCCGCAGTGGACGTGATCCTCATGGAAGAAGGTCCGCCGACCGAGATTGAGGTAGTGCTCGACGAGGACGGTGGCGCGACAATCGAGATTGGGGAGTCGGAAGCCGCCGAGGTGGACTTCTATGCCAACTTAGCGGAGGTCATTGAGCCGGACGAGTTGTCTCGGATCGCAATCGAAGTCTCGGCGATGTTTGAGGCAGACAAGTCTTCCCGGTCGGACTGGGAACAGATGTATGCCAAGGGCATGGATTTGTTGGGCTTGAAGATGGAAGAGCGAACCAAGCCTTTCCGTGGCGCGTCGGGCGCGACGCACCCGATGCTGATGGAGGCGGTGGTGCAGTTCCAGGCGCAGGCGTTCAAGGAGTTGATGCCTGCGGGAGGTCCTGTTCGAAGCCAGATCATAGGCAAGGAGACGGTAGACAAGTACCAGCAGGCGGGACGCGTGCAGGACTTTATGAACTACCAGATCACGACCGTGATGAAGGAGTACACGCCGGAGTTCGATCAGCTCCTGTTCTACACGGGGTACGGTGGTTCGGCGTTCAAGAAGGTGTACTACGATTTTCAGCTAAAGCGCATGGTGAGTAAGTTGTGCTTGGCGGACGATGTGTACATCCCGTACAGCGGTTCGAGTGTCATGTCGCAGTGCCCACGGATCACGCACCGGATCGCGATGGACGGCAACGAGTTCCGTAAGCGCGTGTTGGAGGGGGAGTACCGGGACATCCACGTGGAAGAGGAGCCGGGTCCCACTGATGCGAACCAGATCCGTGAGGCGGTAGACAAGGTCACTGGCTTTCAGCCCTCGGACAATGCAAACGAGGTCTTCTTGCTCGAGATGCAGGTGGACTTAGACATCCGTGGGTTTGAGGACCGAGGCGAGGACGGGGAGCCAACGGGCATCAAACTGCCGTATGTGGTGACCTTGGCTGAGGACAGCCTGAAAGTCCTTGGGATACGGCGCAATTGGAAGGAGTCGGACGAGCAGAAGAACCGTCGGAACTACTTTGTTCATTACCTGTTGATCGAGGGCCTTGGCGCGTATGGCTTGGGCTTTGTGCATTTGATCGGTGGGCTCTCGAAAGCGTCAACGAGTGCGCTGCGCCAGCTGATTGATGCGGGGACCTTGGCCAATTTGCCGGCCGGATTCAAGGCCCGTGGCGCGCGGATCGCGGACGATTCGGACCCAATCCAGCCTGGGGAGTGGCGAGACATCGATGCAGGGGGCGCGGAACTGAGCTCGTCTCTCTTGCCGCTGCCTTACAAGGAGCCGAGTCAAGTTTTGTTCACACTTTTAGGCTTCTTGGTGGACGCGGGCAAGCGGTTATCAAGCACAGCGGACATGCAGGTGGGGGACGGAAACCAGTATGCGCAGGTAGGGACGACCTTGGCGCTGTTGGAGCGGGGCTCGATGGTGATGTCGAGCATTCACAAGCGCCTGCATTACGCGCAAACGCTCGAGTTTCAGCTGCTGTTTGAAGGTTTTGGTCAGTATTTGCCGGATCAGTACCCGTATGACGTGCCGGGCGCGAGCCGAATGATTAAGCGGAAGGACTTTAGCAACTCGATTTCAGTCCTTCCGGTGTCGGACCCCAACATTTTCTCGACTGCGCAGCGGATTCAGCTTGCGCAGATGCAGTTGCAGCTTGCGCAGAGCGCTCCAAACATGCACAACATGTACGAGGCGTACTACCGGGTGTATGCGTCGTTGAATGTGCGGGACATTGACGGGCTACTTTTGCCGCAAAACACGCAGATTCCTCGGGATCCGGCGTCCGAGAACGCGGAAGTGTTGAATGGGATGCAGTTAAAGGCGTTTGCGGGGCAGCAACACGATGCGCACATCGCTGCGCACCTCTTAATGGGCATGTCTCCGATGCTCCAATCGGTTCCATCAGCGGGAATGATGCTTCAAAAACACGTTTTAGATCATATTCGGCTGAAGGCAGAAGAGGATGTGGAGGCAGAACTGTTTAAAGCGTATGGAACTGACCCAGATCGGATGATTTCTGACCTTCAAAGGGAGGGAATGGTCGCGATGAAGGTTGCGATCTTCATGCAGGAGACGAAAGACCTGCAATCAAAGCTGTCTGGGACGGGGCAACAGCAGGAAGACCCGTTGGTCGCGCTGAAAAAGCAGGAGTTGGAGCAGCGGGCCGCGTATGATCAAGCCCGAATTCAGGCAGAGAACCGGAAAATTGAGTTGGATGCGCAGAAAGCGCAGGCAACGGAGCAATTTAACCGTGATCGCTTGCAATCGCAGCAAAACATTGCGATGCTACGCGCTACACAGCCTCGTGGAGGGCGAAATGCCGCTTAAACGTGGGTCAAGTCAAAAGACAATCAGCACGAATATCGGTGAAATGGTGCGGTCGTACAAGGAAAAGGGCAGTATCGGGACGAGTAAGCCGAAAAACGTAGCGGCGGCGGCCAAACAGGCGGCGGCCATTGCGTATGGGAAGGCGGGAAAGGCCCGGGGGATGAAACAAGGCGGCGGGGTGCAGGGTCCGTCGATGATTGTGAAAAAGAAGGACGGGAATCGACCGGTAAAGATCTACTGACCCGATTTGATCAGCCTCAGGCGGGGCCTTATACCGCCTGCATTTCATGGAATTGACCATGCTTGAGTTTGCAGAAGACGTTCTGAAAGAAATCAGAAAGCTCAGACAGCAGTCGGAGGCGATTGTGCTGAATGGCACGATTACTGACATGGAGCGCTATCGATTCATGATGGGGCGCCTTGAAGGCTTGAGATTGGTCGAAGAAACCGTGAAGGAGATGTTGTCCGCACGGTCTGAAGATGATTTTTAGCCCGAAAGGAGATGGCATGTTGACAGCACTTGAGCAGAAATGGCAGGACGAAGCGCAGGCAAAGGGGCCTCAGCTTGAGGACGCCTATACCGACGACGGGTTTGACCCGGATAAGCTCGATAAGACGGTGGTGGATCGCCTGCCTATTCCAACGGGTTGGCGAATTGCTGTATTGCCTTTTCGAGGTGCGGAAAAGACTAAGGGTGGGATTGTGTTGGCTGAGGAAACTCAGCGGCGCGCGCAACTTGGCACGGTTTGCGGGTACGTATTGCGGGTAGGGGACTTGGCGTACAAGGATGAGACCAAGTTTCCTGCGGGCCCGTGGTGCGTGGAAGGTGACTGGATCATCTTCGGCCGGTATGCGGGCGCGCGTATCCCAATTGATGGCGGCGAGATTCGGATTCTGAATGACGATGAGGTCATTGGCCGGGTCAACCACCCTGACGACATTCTGCACATGTAAGGAGAGAGCGATGAACGGTGAACAATTGGAATTTCAGATCGGTGAAGACGAGCAGCCTGCTACGGTGCAGCTCAATGGCGACGGGCAGGCGACGTTAGTTGAAGAGCGGCCGCAGGCACAGGCTACGCAGGCAACGCAGCCCGCCACTGCGCAGGAAGATGCTGGTGAACTGGATCAGTACAGTGAGAATGTGCGAAAGCGCATTGATAAACTGACCGCACGGCTGCGGGAAACTCAGAGACGGGAAGAGGCGGCGCTTGCATATGCACGGGGCGTGCAGCAGCAGGCAACGCTCTTGCAGCAGCAGGCGCTAGAGGCGAATCAACACCGTTGGGGTGAGGCCAAGTCGCGAATTGAGACGCAGGCGATTGCGCTCAAGCAGATCATCAAGAAAGCGCGGGAAGAAGGCGACATTGATACGGAAACTGAGGCGCAGGAGCGGCTCGCTTCGCTTGTCCATGATCAGCGTCAGGTAGAAGCGGCGGAAGCGCACCGTGCGGTGCAGGCGCAGCAGTTTCAGCAGCAGGCGCAACAGGTTTATCAGCAGCCGGTGTATCAGCAGCCGCAGCAAGCAGCGCGAGTTGATCCAAAAGCGGAGACCTGGGCGGAAAAGAATCCTTGGTTTGGGAAAGACACGGTACTCACGCATGCCGCGTGGGGGATTCATCGTCAACTTATTTCGATGGAGGGGTTTGACCCGCAATCGGATGAGTATTATGATGAATTAGATCGCCGGATGAAGGATGCCTTTCCCCAAAGGTTTAAGCAGCCGGAACAGGAATATAACAGGCCCACGAGAAACGTGCAGACAGTGGCGCCTGCCTCCCGATCCTCGGGAATCAATGCTTCTGCACGCCGCAAGGTGCACCTGTCGCCAAGTCAGGTTGCGATTGCCAAGAAATTAGGCGTTCCGCTTGAGGAATACGCCAAGTATGTGAAGGAATAAGTCATGGTCGATGCCACTAAAGTACCAAGCCTTTCCCGCACTTCTCACGAGGCCGAATCTCGTGCGAAAACTGCGCGTCGTCGTCCGTGGGTTCAGCCTTCTCGTTTGGACGCGCCTCCTGCGCCTCCAGGATATAAACATCGTTGGATTCGGGCACAGACGAATAACCAGGATGATCGGATCAACGTCTCTGGCAAGCTCCGCGAGGGGTATGAGCTGGTGCGGGGAGACGAGTACCCTGATTACCAAGTGCCTACGATAGAAGATGGCCGACATGCCGGTGTAATCGGCGTGGGAGGTCTGCTTCTTGCGCGTATTCCTGAAGAGACGGTAGTAGAGCGCAACACGTATTACCAAAATCGGGCAGCCGACCAGCTTCAAGCTGCGGATAATGAGCTGATGAAGTCCAATGCACATGATTCCATGCGCATTGAGAAGCCCAGCCGCAGATCGCAAGTTTCATTTGGTGGCCCAAAAAGTTAGTCCCATCTTCAAAGGAATGACAAATGGCTAATGTTGACAAAGCCTTTGGTCTTCGCGCCCTTGGAAATCTGTCAGCAACCGGTGCCCAAAAGCAGTACGGGTACGAGATTGCCGACAACCAAGCGGGCGCGATCTTCCAAGGCGACCTCGTGACCGTCTATGACGGATACCTCGTTAAGTTCCTGCCCGCCACGCACACGGCTGCGGTAGGGGTGTTTAATGGTTGCAACTACATCGATCCGACCACTGGCAAACCGACGTGGAAGAACTTCTACCCCGGTTCGATTAACATCACGCAGGGCAAGATCCTTGCTGATGTGATTGATGATCCCAGCCAGCTGTTCATCATTCAGGTAGATGAGTCGGTAGCCCAAGCCGACATCGGCAAGAACGCTGATGTGGTTGGCACGGGCGGCAGCACGACTACGGGCGTTTCGACGATGGAGTTGGATTCGTCCACCATCGCCAAGACGGCTGCGCTCAATCTGAAGATCGTCGGCCTGTGGGATGTTCCGGGTAACACCTTTGGAACGAACGCAGTTGTCGTGGTCAAGATCAATGAACACCTGTACGGCAGTGCTGGTGTTGCCGGACAAGGAGCTTAATCATGGCAATTTCACGTGCACAGCTGGTCAAAGAGCTTGAGCCTGGACTCAATGCTCTGTTTGGCCTCGAGTACAAGAACTACGAGAATGAGCACACCGAGATCTATGCGGTCGAGAGCTCTGACCGTGCGTTCGAGGAAGAGGTGATGGAATCGGGCTTTGGCGAGGCCCCGGTCAAGTATGAAGGTGCTGGCGTTGCTTACGACCAAGCGCAAGAGGTCTATACCGCTCGCTATACGCACGAGACTATTGCTTTGGCGTTTTCGTTGACCGAGGAAGCGGTTGAAGACAACCTGTACGACCGACTTTCCGCGCGCTACACCAAGGCCCTGGCTCGCTCCATGGCTCAGACCAAGCAGATCAAAGCTGCTGCGGTCCTAAACGGCGCGTTTGACACCTCAATTGGCGGTGACGGCAAGCCTCTTTGTGCTCTGGACCACCCGACCCTGAGCGGCCCAGACCTGAAGAACGAGCTGACCACCCCGGCTGACCTGTCCGAAACGTCGCTGGAGCAGGCGCTGATTGACATTGCGGCGTTTACGGATGAGCGTGGGCTGAAGATCGCGGTTCAGGGTCTGAAGCTGATCATCCCCAAGGAGCTGATGTTTACTGCGGACCGCATCACGAAGTCCACGCTTCGTGTTGGCACCGCAGACAATGACATCAATGCCCTTCGGAACATGGGAATGGTGCCGCAGGGCTACACTGTGAACCACTTCCTGACCGATCCTGATGCATACTTTATCAAGACGGATGCGCCAAACGGCATGAAGATGTTCCAGCGGGTAGCCATCCGCACTGGTTTCGAGGGTGACTTCGACACTGGTAACGTGCGCTACAAGGCCCGTGAGCGCTATGTCTTCGGATTTAGCGACCCGCGCGGCATTTTCGGCTCGCCCGGCGCTGCCTAAGCTGCAAAACACCTCGCGTGTTGGAGCCCCCGAAAGGGGGCTTTTTCTTTTCATAGACTTCCTGTATATTGGCTTTAACCCGGGGTCATCTCCGGCGCGACTGACAGTCCCGGCTGACGACATGCAGACAAGCGCGCCGTAACTCGCATGTGAGGATTAAAATGGGTGCTTCTACCTTCTCGGGCCCGCTTAAAGCTGGCTCCATTTCTCAAACTACCGGCACCACTGTCGGCACCGACGTTGCTAACGTCGGTTTTGTCGTGATGGCTCAGTCGGCCGTCATCGACATCATTGGCGCAAGCGCTGCTGATCAAGTCGTGGCCACCCTCCCGGCGGGCTCGCAGATTATTGACGTTATCCTGAACGTCACCACGGTCAACAACGACACGGGCACGGCTACGGTGGTTGTTGGTACTTCCGGCGATGCAGACGCCTTCATTCCCAGCACTTCGGTAAAGTCGCTTGGCACGACGCGCGGCACTTTGGACACCGAGGCTACAAATGTCGGCACCTCTGACATTCAAGTGCTGGTTGACTTCACTGCTCAAAACGGTAATGGTTCCACGGGCGCTGCCACTGTCACGGTGCTGTACCTGCAAGCCCGCGACCTCGTTTGATCGGAGGTTGTCATGAGCTTCAGCAACATTCAAGCGGTTCAAAAGACGACCTCTGCGCAGGGCGTCAATGGCCGCGTTCGTTTGCTGGGGGTCTACTTTACGCACACGGCAACGCCTGCCACTTTGCTGCTAAAAACCGGCGGCAGTGGCGGCACTACCAAGCTGGCGTTGACGACCCCCGCATTAGCGGGTTCGCAGGACTTGGTCATTCCAAACATGGGCATTTTGTTTGATGACGGCATCTACATTGCGGTGAGTTCGGCCGAGATCACTAGCGTGACGCTGTTGTTTGAGGGCGGGGCGGCTGCGTGACGACTACCAAAAAGGGCATGGGCATCAAAACTTCGGTTAAGAGCGGAAACTTCCGCGCGACCAAGTCTGGCGCAGGCATGACCCAAAAAGG